AAGAAATAGAAGGTATACACTCTATATATGCGAATCATGTAAGATGGTGTGATAAAAACACCACAAATGGAGATAAAGGAGGTAATAAAATATCAGAGGCAAAAAAGAAATATTATGAGAAAAACAGATTAGTTGTAGAACACGATGTTTCGTGCAATACGTGTGGTAAGGAATTTAAAATAAACGAAGTCAGTAGTAAATTTAGAAAAAGAAAAAATAGATTTTTTTGCTCTGACTCTTGTTCTAAATCAAGATCTTCAATTGAGACAAAAAAGAAAATATCTGATTCTAGTAAAAATCTGTGGAAAAATGAAGAATATGCAAATAAAATAATAAGAAACAATACCAATAGAAACAAAAGGTTCACATCAAAAGGCGAAGAAGAAATTAAAAATTATCTGAAAGAAAATTATAAAATACATAAATGGACATCAGGAGGTGGATTTAAATATAAAGAGACAATTTTGACAAGAGATATTTATTCAAATGATCTTAAAGTGATAGTAGAATACGACGGAATTTGGCACTTCAAAGACATATACGGACAATTAGAAGAAAAACAAGCCAAAGATAGATTATTAGAAGAATGGGTAATAGGTAACGACTGGAGAATAGTCCGAATAAGTGACGATTTGTATCGAAAAGATAAAGAAAAGTGGTTAACTGTATTAGTAAATTCAATATACAACAAGTCAGATAAAATAATTAAGATATATTAAAAAAGTAGTTGTTTCGACTCAAAAACACTCTAACAAAAAACTATCACTATTTATACTGTTGTGATTCAGTGTGAATTTTTAGAATGTATCCTAAGATTAGGCTACTTCAAGCTCATTCACAGTGAGCAAGTTGTTTTGTAGAGCAGCTACTAAATCTTCACTGGTTCCTACTTCGTTAGAAACGTTGCCGTTTACTTGTTTTGATAATTTATTTTAATCGGACTTTACCAAACCGATGCCTGCTTAATCATCTTTACCCTGCGAATCAATTCAAGTTCATCCCCATGTAAAATAATTTCTACAAATATAGTGAGTTATATATTAAATGTCAAGCAAAGTTTTTTCTAAAATGGTGATTCGCTATCAGATAAAAGGTAAAAATCAAATTCTAGGACCGGCTGACCTTTTGTAGTCTCATATAGCTCAACTTCAGATTCATACTGTGGTAATATTTGTTTTTTTACTTTATTAATAACAGTATCCATTATTTTAATAATATTACTCATTTTCTCTCTTTTCTTTAAGTATATTCTTATAGAGAGACCATATTTTTCTTCAAATTCAACTTCGCCTACTATACCATATAAAGACAAAATTTTTCTTATTTCGTAGGAGATATTATCTTTCTGATCATCCTCTTCTATTTCTTCTGGTGCATCATCATAAAAATCTCGACCATAAGTTCCATATTTATCATATCTATCTTCATAAGAATCCGCATAATCATCTTCCCAAGGTTCTTTAGACGCCTCAGATATTGATATTTTACTATATTTAATTGTATTAAACTTCATTACTTTAAATTTATTTTAATATATTGATTATCAAATGTGACATCTGGGTCCATTTTATGTTTTGTAAGTAGTCTGCTTATTATTTTTAGCTCTTCAAAAACCAATTCTAAATCTGGTTCTATTTCTATTTTAATTATAGCATCTCCAAAATCATTGACCATTCTAACTTCTAAATTAAATACATTTGCCTTTAATTCAGCTAAGAATCCTTTATACTTCCTTAAAATTTCTTCATCAAAGCCTACTTTTTTAACAGTTGGAAGTTCTTCCCAATTTGCAGATAGACAGGCTTTTGCTAATCTTTCAAGGTATGAAATATTTTGACACTCTTTTGTTGTGTGTTCACTGAAATAACCAACAGATACATTTGTACATTCTGGTATATCATCAATAAATGAAGCCGAATCAGTATAAATACCAGTTGGGTCGAGTGATAAACTAAGTCCTGACTTATTTAATTCGTCAGCTAAAGCTTGCGCAAATTCGTCTGAACAGGATTGTCTATAAGATTGTTTAGTGATCACTGAAAAGTAGTTTCTTCTATCAAACGAAACACATCTTTTAACATCTTTTAAGTGAGTGTATTTATCAAAAGCAGCTGCCAATTTATAAGAACCTATACCACCTCTTTCTTCACCTATAAAAAAGTAATAAATACCCGGTATGTTATGAGCCATCATGTAGAGCATAACAGTAACACCTGCTTTATCATCAGCTCCTAAAATACTAGTTCCGTCAGTCATAATTATCTCATCTCCATCTCTTTCAACACTCACCAAGTTAACATAACTTTTAGTTCTGTCAGCAGTGTCAAGATGTGAAGTAAACATAGTCTGAGATTTACCTATTATTTTGTAGTAATTGCCAAACTCGTCTTTACTAAGATCTTGAGGCATAAACTTCATAACTTCTTCTTCATGACCGTGTGGATAAGTCTGTGTTACTAGTGAGATAAATGTATTTCTTATATCTTTTGGTTCGAATCTAAAAGCTCTTGGTTCAATTTTATTATAAGTGACCTTAGTCTCTGCTTGAGTTTCTTTACCAAGTGCTAGTTTATTGTATTCTTGAATAAATTCCCAAATCTGATGATCGGTGAATGAATTAGGCAAAATTGAATTTATAAATGCCTTAATCTTCATATTTTGTTTATGATCTTTGAAAGTCACCCAAAATCTACTATGTGTTTTAGAAACATCGACCACTTCAATTTTAAAAGGATTCTTTACAAATCTATCACCTTGTGCCTTTAACAGTGCCTCAGCAACTGGTCCGGAAATATTATCTATAATTTCGTGTAAAGTATCTGTATATAAGAATGTAACACTTTCAAAAGACATTTAAATTGTTCTTAATTTTATTATATATTAAATTTCAACTTCGATTTCATCTGCATTGTTGTAATCTACCGAAACTTGACCTTCTTTCATATCACTGGTTTTATTTACAAACTTAATCTTGCAATAAACTACTTTTGTCTTACCAGTAGACTTTGAGTTTTTCGCAGCAATTCTAGCAACTTCTTCAATAATTTCTGGAGTTGGCAAACTTTCTCTACTTTTAATCACAACATGACTTCCAGGAACGCCTTTTGCATGAAACCAAATATCTTCGTCTTGTGACTTAATAGTTGTTAAATAGTCATTTGATTTAGAATCTTTACCAATCAAAACTGTGAAATCACCTACTTTGACGGTTTTAATATTAGGAAACTTATCTTTTTTTGATTCTAAGAAAAGTTGATAATTTTTTATCATGAAGTATATATTATGGACTAAAACTAGATTATCAAACTTCGAATGAAAAAGATATAAAAATAAAAAACCCCTTCTTTCGAAGGGGTTTTCTAATTTTCAAATTATTGATTAGTTCAACAACTGTGCGTTATCAGTTACAACAATAGTCATATATTGCTTCTCTGGGAAGAAACCAACATCTGCGATTGCATATCTAGAACGTAGTAACATTCTTGGTGCAAAAGTAGCTTCAGAAATTACACTGATAGACTGAGCCATCAAGTAAGGAATGAAGATAAGACCTGGTTGATCAGGGTTGTTCTTTCTACCAACAACAATTCTGTTATCATTATACTTCATATAAGGATCAACATAGATAGAAATATCACCAATTTGACCAACAGGGTACAATTGACCTTGACCAGTGATTTTAGATTTAACTGGGTTAATTGTATATCCAGCGATATCCATAAGTGATGCAGCAAGACCTCCGTTTGTTACAGCGAATTGAGCTGGACCAACACGTCCTTCTGTTGCAATGTAGTTAGAAGCATGAACCATCTTAGTGATCAACTTACGTTGAACAGCGTGTGTAGTTTCACCACCAACAACTGCAGATTGAGCATAAACTGTATTCAAGTCGAATATAGAAGATGCAGTTGTTCCGACTACAGTAACACCTAATCCAGTTTGTACTGGCGATGTATTTCTGTTTCTGTCACCAAGTTCAAAAATCTTATTAACAATTTGTCTTGAAATTGTCTGAGACAATTCATTAACAAGAATTGATTCCATCTTCTGAACGATGTCCATACCAGTGTTAGCCTTGATGTCTTCAATTTCAGTTCTTCTAAGTGCAGTTGAAACTTCAACTGTACCTACTTGAATTGACTTAGAAGATACCTTAGGACCGATGATACCTGAATATGTATTATCATCAGTCTGACGACTCATTGGATAATCACCTGATGCAATATTAGATGTCCAGTTAGCTGAAAATCCTGGAAGATGATCTTCGAGTGCAGATACCAAGTCAATAGTAACTGTGCCAGTAAGTGGCTGAGTACCAACAGTCGTAATTTGAGCGGTCATTGACCCAGTTGCATTGAATGTGTTATACTGAGCTTCAAAAGAGTAGTTAGTAAGTGAAGAATATCCACCTGGACCAAATGCATTAACTTGTCTATAGGTCTTAAACATCGGATATCCATCAACTCTTGAGAATCCCAAGAATTCAACTATACCTGCTTTAACTGTTGGTTCTGTTGATGCGATATAAAAAGCTCCAGCTGATGGTGCTCCAGATACCGTAGAAGCGGTTGCAATTGTTGCAAATACTCTACCTCCCTGAATACCACCAGATGTTAATTTATAACCCTGAGTAGTAGTTACATAAGTAGAAACAGTTCCTATAGCAGTTGATAAATTTGTAGCACCTGTAAGTTTGAAAACCTGTGGTCTTGAATTAATACCACTTTCTGTGTTTACATCATCATATTGGAAGTCAATATAAAGAAGATCGATTTTTGGACCAGGTGATGGTTTTACAGCAACTAGGTCAAGACCGATAGTCTGAGCTGCGATTTTCATAGCTACTGGTAAAAGGTTTTGACCAAGATCTCCAGATCCTACACCGTTTGTACCAATTGTGTTACCTAAGTTAAGGTTACCAGGAAGTGCATTTGGAGTTGGAGCAATTACTTGACCCATACCAGCAGTAGTAGCATTAGCGTAAGCGTTTTCGTTAATAGAGTGAAACTCAGCATATTCTGCCATCCAGTCAACTCTTTCACCAGTAACACCCATGTTCTCCAATACAGGAGCCCACTTCTTAACTGCTTTTTGTTTGTCTATTCTAATGTGTGACATATTTTTTTAAATTTTTGTTTTTGTCTACTTTTTTGTAGATTATAAGTTTTTGAATCTCTCCATGATTGCTCCCAATTCTTTTTCAGATATTCTATCTTCTTGAATCATGCTTTCATGTGAAACTAATTTCTTAGTTACAGATTCGTTTTTCTTGAGATTTCTAGTCATCCAGAAGTGATCAACTTGTGAATCAGTTGCCATTACTTCAGATGGGTATAATCTAGCTTGTGATAAGATAGATTTTCTAGCATTCTCATTTAATTGGTTCCAGATTGGCTTGATGTTTTCAGGCATCAATCTGATTACTCTTTCTTCAAGAGATTCGTTTTTAGCAGTTAAAGCCTCAGATATTAATCTCAACACATCAACTTGTGTAAAGAAACTTTTTTCGCTTATGTAAAGTTTAACAGCGTCTTGTTCTTCGTTTGTCAAAGAATAGTAGCTATCAACCTGAGATTTTGTTAAAAACGTTAGGAAATGTAGATCGGATGTTTCAGTAGCTTTACGTTTTTTAGCTTCTTCGATCAATTTATCAATAGATTGTGATAATTCTGAATCAGAATTACCTTCGTATCTTTTTTCTTCTGTCTCACCAGTAGTTTCTTCAGCTTCAGACTGAGTTTCTTCAGATTCTGATTGAGTTTCAGTTTCAGACTGAGTTTCTTCAGCTTCTGATTGAGTCTCTTCAGCTTCATTAGATTCTGCAACTACTAGATGTTCTTCGGTATCATTTGATTCACCTACTTGTGGTGTTTCTTCAGAAGTTGGAGATTCAGCTGAGTCGTTCCAGTTTTCACCTTCACCATACTTATCACCTTCTTCCTCTTCTTCCTCTTCATATGAATTAATACCAACAACATTCAAAAGTGGAAGTCTTTCTTCTTCTTCGTTACTTTCGAACAATTTACCACCATTTAATTTCTCAACAATCAAACTCTGATAAGAAATTGATTTGTCAAGATTTTCTGCGATATAGTCTGAATAAGCAATGTTGTCATCTAAGTTCTCTGCGATATATTCAGAATAAGCGATATTACCTTCCACATGCTCAGCAAGATACTCTGAGTATGCGATAGAATTATCTAAATTCTCTGCCAAATATTCAGCATAAGAAATATTCTTATCTAAATTCTCAGCGATATACTCTGAATATGCGATGTTCTTGTCCAAATTTTCTGCAAGATATTCTGAATATGCGATGTTTTTGTCTAAGTTTTCAGCCAAATATTCAGCATAAGAAATATTCTTATCTAAATTCTCAGCGATATATTCAGCATAAGAAATGTTCTTATCCAAATTTTCTGCGATATATTCAGAATACTCAATATTCTTATCAAGATTTTCTGCAACATACTCAGTATAGTTGATTGCTTTTTCTAAATTTTCAGCCAAGTAATCACTATGTTTAATCAATCTGTCAGCAGTGTTTTTCAAATCTGTGTTTTCATTTACAACTATTTGTACTTTCTCAGCCAAATAATCTAAATATTTTAAAATTTGAGAATTAGTCTCATTCAAATTCTCATAGTATTCAAGTAACTGCTCCAATTTTTTAGGATTTAAATTACCCTTCTTGATAGCGTTACGAACTTCTTTCTTAGTAGAAGCTAACTCATTGACCAAATACTGAGAGTAGTCAGTCAATTGTTGTTTTGTCACCAAATCGTTAGTGTTCATATTAAATAGATCGTTTATTTTTGACTCATCGGACATTTCATATATCCTAAAGTTAGCGTTATTTGAATAATTTAAAGATTCATTAAGTATCTTAACATTCATTTTTGCAGATGCGAATCCAGGATCAGCAACAATATCGTAAGTAAATAATTTTTTAAGTGTTACTGTACCGTCTGACTCAGTTATTCCAGCAGCTCTTGATGATACGAATATTGGACAGTTATCTCCAACTAGAGCCTTAGCTTCTTTTCCCCAATGAGTATTAAGTAATCTAATCTCACCTTCTACTCTGTTATTTTCTTTAACATAATGTGCCTTAGTTACAATGTGAGAAGCTCTTGAAAGTGAAGTATCAAATACATCTGGGTGATCAAACTCACCATATACAACACCCATAGATTCTATTCTCTCATTTAACTCTTGAAGGCAAGGAAGAAATCTGTCAGCAGTATATACTCTTTCATTTCGATTTTTTACATCGAATTCTGTAAAAATACCACCTAAAACAAATTGATCTTCCTTATTGTTACTCTCTGAGATATTCAGAGAATTCATAGAATTCTCAACAATAAGAACTGATTTCATGAAATTTATCTTTTATTTTTATTATATATCGACTTGAAAATTCTAAAAATTATAAAGGTGGATTTTTTATAGGAGGTTATCCAACAAAGTAAGGAGAAGATACTCAAGGGAGTGTATATAATTGTATATATATCTTTAAAATTAGAGGTTTTTTATGATTCTTAATAGAGAGATAACAATAAAAATTTCTGAATCAAATTTTCACTATTTCGAAAATTTAGGATATGATATTTCAATAGGAGACGAAATTATTATTCCAATAGATCTTTTATCAAAGGGTTCTCATCAAAAAATTGACTGTCAGTGCGATGGATGTGGAGTAGTAAAAAAAGTTATTTTTAAAAATTATATAAAATACGGTAACGAGTTTGGAATTTATTATTGTAGAAAATGCTCAGAGTATAAAAGAAAAGAAACTCTACAAAAAAATTATGGAGTTGAATATCCGATTCAGAATAAAAGAATCTACAGAAAAATGAAGCAAACTATTTCTGAAAAAAGAAAAACTTCTGAAGAAGTTTAGACCCTCACATTAAAATTCAAATTCTCCACCTGCCTCTCCCTCACCACCCTCTTCTCCACCTGCCTCTGGAGTCTCTGGAGTTTCAGTCGGTGTTTCGGTAGGAGTTTCAGTCGGTGTCTCTGTGCCCTCAGGCATCTCACTTGGAGTAGCATCAGAAGAACCAGCTCCCGCTGAATCTTTAATCCAATATCTTCTATTTTCTTCTTTTTCTTCTGCAGATAGCCTTAGGACATGGTCAATCAAATATTCAATGTGAAAATAAGGAGTACCATCTGCCTTTTGTATACCTGTATAACTACCAAGTATCTCTATCTTTTTTGCCATGTTTCCAAGTTTCTTCCATTCTTCAAAAAGCTGATTAGATACAAAGTCAATATCAATTTGATTAAGTACTATTTCATCATTTTTTAATTCGGGAAATTCCACGAGCATTTGTAATTTAAGAGGCTTAACGATTAATTCTTTAAAGTTAGCTCTTAATCTATTAACAAAATTACTGAACTTTGCCTCATCTCTTGTCATCTCAGCAGCATCAGTAAAGACATTACCACCACCATTGTCGCCTTCAAATCTTTGCACTGGTATTTTTGAAGCCCTTTTTAAAATATTAAAAAACCATTTTAGAATATCGTCCTCATTAAGATTGTGGCCCTGAGGTGAAACTAGTTCCATATTAGGAGTACCAGCGTCACCTTCTGGAAACCAAATTTGTTTATTATAAGGAAGATGTTTTGTTCCGTTAATTTGAAGAGTACCTAGTGTATCATCCCATTCAACCTCTTCAGAATAATCGTTTATAAGTTGGCCAATTTGTTCCTCAGCTCTCTGTCTTGAAAGACCTTTTACAGGAATTGTAAATTTTTGATAAACAGTTGCGTTAATTATGTTAAACATAATTTTAGTCTGCTCAATAATTTTAAGTTGATTATACGGTTTAATCAAACCTTCAACATAAGATGTTTCTGAATAGTCATTTTGAGTTGTATATGAGATAAAAATAATTTGTGAGTCTAAGAAAATTCTTCTAAGTTGAGGATCTTCTGGATATTGAATCCACAAATTTCCTATAGAAGGCTCAAATGCTGGAACTAAAGTTTCTGGTCTTAGACGATTAAAGTGTACAATATTTTTATTTTTATCATCCCATACAATTTCCATAGCAACATAACCATCAATCAAAAAATCTTTCATCAAATTCCAAGCAGTAACAGAATCTGAAAATCCATATCTATTATAAATTTTTTCGAAAGATTCTTGATACTTATCCCTGATATCTTGTGAAAGGTCGGTAGATAAGTTTTTAGGACTACAAAAATCTTTTTCTGAATAGATTACCGCCTCATCACAAACTGTAGAAACAAAATCTCTTATTTCGTCTTTGATCGAGTACTCTCTTAAAATTCTTCTTTTATCAGAATATGATCTATCTAGATAAGGTATTGACTTCCTGTTAAGAACTGATGCTACAGCTCTTTTACTAAAAAAGTCATACATAGAATTACCTTGTTGAGAATATGGGTCTTCGTTTATACCGATACCTACTTGATTTCTCATAATCATATCGTCATAGTTCATACCCCATGATGAAAGATTTCTAAGTATTCTACTAAAGAGTCCTCTATTTTCTATAGCTGAATTAAGGTATTGTACATTACTGCCTTGATTTAGAGGATTATATGTTGATGCCATTAAAAATTTTAAAAATTTTGAAATATATATTAATTAAAACTGCTTCTAAGTAGTTTCGATTATATATTAAAAAAAGAGTCCGATATTATCGGACTCTTTGGATTAAATTCCAACTTCTGAACCAACACAGATTGTTTTTATCATAACATCACAAATTTCATATGGATTTGCGTTTGATGCTGGTCTTCTGTCTTCTAGATATCCCGGAGTTGTTTCATCAGTAACTGAGAAAGGAATTCTAATTGACGCGGTTCTATCACCAATTCCATATTTAAATTGATTTATAGAGCATGTTTCATTAGTACCAGTTAGTCTAAGTTCATTTCCAACTCCATAAACTTTAATATGGTTCTCTACTGATTTACCTAGTTTCTCACAAGCTTCAACAATTAGTTTTTTCTTTTCTTTGAAGTTTTTTCTCATATCTGATGTTGAAAAGTTGACATGCATTCCACTTCCATTCCAGTCGTTTCCTTGATAAGGTTTAGGGTGAAACTCAATAGAATAATCAAATTCTTCTGATAATCTTTCTAAAATATATCTTGAAATCCAAAGTTGATCCGAACCATCAAGTGCTTTCACCGGACCGATTTGATATTCCCATTGTCCAAGCATTACCTCAGCATTAATTCCAGTAAAATTCAAACCTGCGTTTATACAATACTCAGCGTGTTTTTCGACAAATTTTCTACCAGACACATTATTACCACCAACTCCACAATAATAGTCACCTTGTGGTCTTGGAAACCCATCTTTAGGCCATCCAAGTGGTTTTCCGGTTTTATTATCATAAATTATGTACTCTTGCTCAAAACAATAGAGTGTTTCTTCATCAGACTCTTCTACAGTCTCAGAAAGAGTGTATCGCTTGTTAGTAGAGTGAGGAGTCATATCTGTATTATACACTTCACACATTACGAAGTAGCCATTTTCCCTGAATGGATCTTTAAACTTATTTACAGGAACAAGAACCATTTCTGATTTAGAAGTCTCAGCTTGTGAAGTAGATGATCCATCAAAACCCCAATTTGATAATTTCAATTTATCTTCATTTTTAACTTCTACGATCTTAGTCTTCGATCTTAGTCTTTGTGGGTAATTACCGTCTAACCAGATATATTCAAGAAAAATTGTTTTCATTTAGTAATATAATTTTTTAATTATATAAACTTTAAATTTATTTGTTCATGAATTTATTTAAACTATTTTGAAGTCTTTTTATATGTGATTCTAATTGTTCATACTTCTCTGATATTGCACCAGTAACATCGTAAAATTCAGACAATATAGCTGACATCATTTCTTCGTGTCTTTCTTTTCTTGTTTCTAACTTCTTAGTCCATATTTCCATAAGTTTATTCGGATCATATGTATTTTTAGGATGTGATGAATATAAAAATCTTGGTAATAGTTCTAAATTAATTTGATGAACTAAATTCAATTGTATAGCGTTGTATTCAACTATTGAATATTCAAATCCGAATTTTAGTAATTCTCTATAAACTCCCTGAAAATCTACCTCTAAACTATCATCGTCTTTAAAATTCCTCTCTATAATAAATTTATCAAAAATACCAGCTCTTATTTCAAGTGGTATGAAATTGAAATTCAATGCAAGAATAATTTTCAAGTCTCTAATTTGTTTAAATCCCACAACAAAAACCGGTGAGTATTTCATCCAATTTGAAGGATCTTGATAGTGAAAAAAATAAAATCTACCAGTAGTTATATCAGAAATAGAGATTGCAGTGCACATATCATCAGATTTTGAATACTTATCAACCATAAAAATCACATTACTCTTATAAAAATCTACTATATTTTTACCAAAAACTTTCTGATTAAGTTTTATCCTTTCTTGTAGAGCACCCATGTCAATATATATTAGGATGTTAAACAGTGCACCCAAAAATAGTAACTACCATCAAGGAAATTTCATTCCAACACACACTCAAAAAGTCTTAAAATTAAATTCTCAAGGTGGTGTTTATTATAGAAGTTCTTGGGAATTGAAAATAATGACTTGGTTAGATGCTAATGATAAAATAGTTAAGTGGGGCTCAGAGTGTATCACAATTCCATATCAATTAACCCATTATGATAAAGGTGATATCAGAATTAAAAGTCACAATTATTATCCAGACTTTTATTATGAAATAGAACAAGGAGAGGGAATTACTAAAAAGGTAATTGCTGAAGTGAAACCGATGAAAGAATATAAAATGGTTTTGAGTCTACAAGAAAAAAAACTTCAAGTACCTGATTCTAAAAGTTCGATAAAGAAATTAAAAAATTTTGAGTACGATCTAAAAATGGCTCAAAAAAACAGTGAGAAATGGAAAACGATGATTAAATACTGTGAAAAAAAAGGATGGAATTTTATAATCATAACTGAAGATCACCTTAAAAGATTCAACCTCTAATAAGACAAAGTGTACACATTTTAATGATACAATAAAGAATATCCCTTCTCATATTAAATGGATCTAAAAAGAACCATCTAACCACTAATAGAAGTGATAGAGTAGCTCCTAACCAGAAATTTGTAAAAAATAAAAATACTACCCATCCGAAGTATAATATCATCGATGCGAAATAAACCGAATCGAGGATAACTAGTAATCTATTTGTATAATTTCTATTTTTAACATCAGTCAAAAGACGATTCCTAGAAAAAATATAATAAATAGTAACTAAAAAGAAGTAAAAGTTCATGTATTTGGTTTAAATATAATTTCTTCTAGTGAAATCAAGTTATTTTTTTCAATTTCAGTAAGTCTTAAATTTTTACTATCTAATAATTTTGAGTATAGATTGTCGGAAACAAATGCCTCGACCGTTGTTCCTACTATTCTCTCATAACTACTAGGAATTTTAGGAGTTCTTGAGTCATAAACACCTTTCAAATATGAATCTCTTTCACTTTCAGAGACATGTATCGAGCAACCATCTTGTAATATTATTCCATTTCTAGAGGACTCTTCCCATAATTGTAAAACACACTTATTCATAAATTAACAATTTTCAAACTAATATACAAAAAAAATTACTATTTGTTTGATTGAAAATACTTCAAATCATACTCAACCATTTCTCTACAAAGCTCCTCTACTTCATACTTTGGTCTCCAACCAAGTACTTCATACGCTTTAGTTGAATCTCCTATAAGTAGATCAACTTCGGTAGGTCTAAAATACCTCTCATCAACTGAAACTAGAACTTTACCTGTTTTTCTATCAACACCGACCTCGTCAATTCCAGATCCTTGCCAATCAATATCTATATTTACAAATTTGAAAGCCATAGTAGTAAAATCTCTAACTGATATTTTTTTACCAGTAGATAAAACAAAGTCGTCAGGATTTGAATGTTGCATCATAAGCCACATACCTTCAACATAATCCTTTGAGTGGCCCCAATCTCTCTCAGCTGAAAGATTTCCAAGTAGCAATCTATCTTCAAGTCCTAATTTTATTTTAGCAACAGCTTGTGTGATTTTTTTTGTTACAAATGTCTCTCCTCTTAGTGGAGACTCATGATTAAATAGTATGCCGCTACAAGCAAAAATTCCATAAGCTTCTCTGTAATTTACAGTAATCCAATGTGAGTATAATTTTGCCACCCCGTAAGGACTTCTAGGATAGAATGGTGTAGTTTCTTTTTGAGGGATTTCTTGTACCAAACCAAACATTTCACTAGTTGAGGCTTGATAAAACTTAGTCTTTTTTTCAAGTCCCAAAATTCTTATTGCCTCTAAAATTCTAAGGGTTCCAATAGCATCAGCGTTTGCAGTATATTCGGGAGTTTCAAAAGATACCTTAACGTGTGATTGTGCGGCGAGATTATAAATTTCATCTGGTTGAACTTCTTGAATAATTCTAATCAGGTTAGTTGAATCAGTGAGATCTCCATAATGTAAGAAAAATGACTCTCTCTGTGTCTCATAAAGATGGTCTATTCTTGATGTATTAAAAGAGGAACTTCTTCTTTTAATTCCATGAACAATATAATTTTTAGACAATAGTAACTCAGCTAAGTATTTACCATCTTGTCCCGTGATTCCAGTGATAAGTGCAATTTTTTTCATAATTTTTATACATCTAAGACTTAAAATGTTTTAAAAAATTTATATATATCAGTAAATCAATAAATTTTACCATGTGTTATACAAGAGAACAAATTGAGAAAGCAGTGAAAAATAAAGGATATGTTTGGTTCGAGGATGAATCAAATAAATCTTATGATGTCAATATAGTCGGAGTTAGAAATAACCAATCACAAGTATCTGATAAGGTTACTAATGTATTCGATGATTGTTTAACCATAACTTTTAAAGATGAGTCAGGTAAATGGCAGTTCTATTGTTGGAATGCAACTACTGATCCTGGAAAAAAAGGTGTGCAACAATTTACAAATAAAAAAGGCGTAGCTAGATTAGTACCAAATCAATACAGAAGTGTTTACCAAATTGATAAACATCAATCTAAATACTGGGCATTATGTCAAAGAAACGGTGAAGTTAGTGTGTGGAGAGATAAAAATAAAGACTTAGTATTTGAAGAGAAAGTGGTCGATACTGGTTATTTTGGAATCAATATTCATAAGGCTGGTCAAGATACAACTTGGGTAGAAAATTGGAGTGAAGGGTGTCAAGTATTTAAAAGAGTTAAAGACTTTGATCAATTTATGTTAATTTGTAAAAAAGCCTCTAAAATACATGGGAATAAATTTACCTACACTCTAATTGAATCAACTGATATAGTTTGATTTTGAGTGTCATTTTTTCGATAGATCCACTTTTTAAGTCCGCATCCCCAGATTCTCCAGTATTTAAGATTCTGTAATATTTCATTTTCTGATAAATTTGAGTCATGTCCCATTTTAACAAGTCTCTTTTTGTTAAAATTAAATCTATGTTTTCTAACCCCATCGACAACTCTCCAGTAATTAACTTGAGTGTCGTGCACAAATTTGAATCCTAATTTATCATACATATCACCTGTAAAAATAGAAGAGTCACTAAAAGATTCTATAATTGAATATTCATAATTATTAATATAATACTTAAAAAGCTTTGAAGAGGCTCCGACTACTGATAAATTTATTCTATTACAAAATCTAACTAATTCTGTATCTTTTCTTTTCTTTCCAAATGTCATTAGACTGACTAATTCGTCTTGATAGAATAGACCTAGATTTATACTTGAATTACTGTATCCTTGTATATGATTTTGATTTAAAAATTCTCTAACTATTTTCGGACTTTTAACAACTCTAATTTCACACTGTCTGGCATAGATTTTATTACTAATTTTAGAAATTCTATTTAAAATAATTGACTTAATTATTTCCTTTTTATATACCCAATCATCTTCCCATATATGTACAAGCGATATTCCTCTTTTATTACACTCTTTTGTCTTATTTAAATGATAATATTTATCTTTATAAATTTCAGAATGCCAATAAACACCGTTAAATTCAAAAGCTAAATTTAAACTTGGTATAAAAACATCAAGAGACATTGGTGGTATTATTTCATAAGAATTAGATATAAATTCGACACCACATTCTTTCAAAAATTGACTTAGTTCAATTTCTCTACCTGAAACCAACTGGTCTACTGGGTTACAGTTTGTACAAATGATGTTATTATTTCTAGTTCTATCATTTAATGTTCCAATAAAAATTGTAAATTCAGAACTACAAACTTTATGAAATATTTTAAAATTTCTATCAATTGTGTAATCTAAAACCTCATATTCATCAGAGAGTGAACTTCTAAACTTTTCTATTGAATTTAATTGTTTGAATTTAATTTCTGAGATCTGTTTTTTTATTTCTTCTGACTTTGACACATTATCCACACCATACTTATGTAAACAGGTTTTTTTGTACTTATTTTTATACTCCTCAGTTTTTGAGTAGTGTTCAACTCCATATTTTTTTAAAACGGATTCTTTCAAGATGTTTTTTACTACATCTGACTTCATTGGATTATCAACTCCGTACTTTTCAATATTCGTACTTTTAGACTTTATCCCTTTACAAGAAACACAAAAGTAAGATTCTTTAAATCCTTGAGTATAAGAATAGTAGAATCTAAATTCCATAGAAATTATAGATTCACAATTATCACATTTACAGTCTATTTTTACTGGTGAACCCGGTGTTAAGTGAGTTGTTAGAACTTCACACTCTTTACCAACCTCTATATCATATCCTAATTTTTTATAAAAAGACAAATTTCTTGGATGACCCTTTACAATTATGGATTCGTTTACAATCATGTATGTATATATTATAAACCTTTAGCTACTATTCTTTACAAGGAATGTAGACCCTGTCCGTCATTTGATCCCTCAATAGATATCAATTTGATTAAATTTTCGTTATCTCCCTTCTTTTTGTAGATTTCGTTAAATCCCTTGGCGATTCCTCTTTTAAATACTTCAGTAAAATAAGCAAAAGCATTAACTGATTTTTCTTCATTAAAATTATACCAATTCTGGAACATATCTAAAAGACCAGATTGATAACAATCATTTTTATCATCATTAGACCAATAACGCATTTTTTTAATAGTTTCTTTGGCTAATATTTCCAACATTTTTTCAGCTTTTCTAGTAAGTCTACCCTGAGCTTTTGAGACGATCATCTCCACATAGAGATCTTTATTATTTAAGTAAATGGCTTTTAATTTTTTTTTCTAATAAAATTAAATAAATTTTATTTAACGCCTCATTTAAAATTAATTTTAGCTATTTTGAAGAGATTTTCTCTTAGAAGCTATTTACAAATTTTATATAATTTTAAGTCTAAAAGTTTTGAAAATAAAAAATCCTCAAAATTTGAGGATTTTTTATTTTTTTTATTTTTAAAAATTAAAGTTTAATTCTTTCATTATATTGAAGTTCCTTTACAGCTTGTAATTCTACTGATAAAGAATCTTCTCTTTTCTTCAAATTACCCAAAGCTTGAACTAATACTTCGGATTCACCAATCATTTTGATTGATCCTTCGACTTTAGAAATATTGAATTGAACATCTTCTAATTTTAGAGTTATTTCTCTTTCTTTATCTTCAAGTCTTCTTTTAGTTACAAGTTCTTTTGAAAGTTTATTTTCATAAAAATAAGTCAAATCATAGTTCAATTCATTTCTAACCTCATTTACTAATTCTATTGCTGAATCGTATTTAAAGAATGAATTGCCATATCTTTCATCACAACGATAAACGAATGTATTGCTCTTAAAATTAAATGCAAATACTTCTAAAGTAGGATTAATCAAGTTAGATATTCTCTTAACAACATCAAGTTCAACAAAAGAATCTAAATTCTTAGAAACTTCTACCAAAAGTGGATAAAAATTCTTATTAACAATAGGAATTACTGGAGATGAGAATAAATTTTCAAGAGTTGTTTCTTCATTTAATTCATCATCATTAATAAATATTCCTCCTTTCGAAGTAACAGAAAGACCTACAGTTAAGTATTCGGAAATTCTAAAATCAATTCTGCTTTCATTTATTGTGCAAAATTGAAGAGCTGTTTGTAGAGATCTAAGTGTACGAAGTCTTTCTTCGTCTTTTACATTATTTTCTAAAAGTGTTTTTTCAATATTCTCATCTGTCAATAAAAACCAAGAATCTTTGATGAAACAAAGGTGACCTTCTTCAACTTGTTCAACAATTGTATAAACAGATTCGCCTTTACCACCACTCAAAAGATTGGTTTTTTGCTCAGGTGACTTAGATAAATTGTGAACAAATACTTTTATCTCTGGTACCCAATCATAAACAGCTAGCTCATTCAAAATTTTAGCCATTCTATCTTGATCTGTTTCAAGATTAATTGTTTGTAGTAAAACATTAATTGGTTGACGATACAATTCACCTTGATTTTTAGAATTAAGTACATTATATAAATTCTTCAATTCATAAAGAAGTTCATAATTTTTAATATCATCATTTAAACTTTCTAAAAAAGTTTTAACTTGTTTATCATAAGTGAAAGGCTTTAGTTTTTCATTTAGTGAATTAATTATCTGCTTTTCTGATAACTCGTTAGTATAATTAAGGTGACCTTCAATAACATATTCAACGTCTGATTGTTCGAAAGACAATGATTTCTTGAAGTTAAACAGCTCAAGTTTAAGATTCTTCATACTTTTTGTATTTTATTTTTTATATAAACTATATATTACAATTAAAAACTCTTTTTTTTCTTTTTTATTTATTTGGTGACGACGGATCATTTGTTTGTAATCCGGTACCAACTTTCATACTCAAAGGCTGTAGGTTTCCAAACCACCTTGTTCTATATGGTTGAATAACTGATCCATCAGGCTCTTGTTGTATAACTATTTGTAAATTTTCAACATCTCCAGAAGAAGGATTACTTAACACAACTTCAAATGTTTCATTATTTACACCCTCTATAAAGGTACCATTAGGTATAAAATTCGGTATAGAATTAAATTGTTGACCCACTTTAATATCACCGATAGAAACGGTAACTGGTTTGAATCCATAACAAGTTTTTGTGAAAACCGGTCCAACTTTTATAATATTACTACCCTTAATAAGGGCCGCTGTAGTTTCAATTTTACAATCTTTTCTTGATGTAAATGCTGGATAATATGTCTGAACTTCTAAACTTAAAGAGAGTTTTATAGTATTGTCACTTTTTAGATTTTTCTCACGTTGTATTTCAACATTATTCGAATCGGGAACAGTCATCACAGCATCAATATTCATATAATTATGTTCAAAATATATGAATCTATAAAGCCAGAGAGTATTCATAATTTCTTGCGAACACTTGAAAACATCAATTTCATTTTTTAAATAGATTGCTAAATCATAGTTTACTGTTATTGGAATAGCTCTTACTTGCTTCAATAATTTTTTTACCTCAACATTATCTTCAACTACTGCTCTTAACCAAACATTTGGATTTCTAAATTCATCGGATCTTATATTAAAGTTATTGAGTGTTAAATGACCTCTTGGTATAATATCAGTATTCAACTCTACGTATCGATTCTCTGAAACTATGTCATCTTGAAAAGAATCAAGTAGAAATCTCTCATCTCCACTCAGTGAATAATAAATCGGAACTTGTACCGAAATATCACCACTTGTAAATCTGTTTATCCAATTTAATCTACCCTCTAATGTATCGAGTACACAGACTGTCAAATCTCTGAAGAATACTTCATCAAAATTAAACTTTTGACCTATCATGTTAGTATATATAAAAACATTTTAATCTCTATACAATGTCGTTAAAAAATCTACTTCTTTGGGAAAAATACAGGCCAAAAACACTAGAAGACATAATTTTACTCCCAAGAATTAGACAACATTTCGAAAATGGTATAACAAAAAATTATATATTTTCGGGACATTACGGAACTGGGAAAACTTCTTTAGCTAGGATATTAATAGGAAAGTATACAAAGGATAAAGCTTTTCTTGAGATTAATAGCTCACTTTATACATCAATTGAAACTCTGAGAAGTGATGTTGAGAAATTCTGTAAAACTCAACCAATGTTAGAAACAGATGACCCCATCAAGTATATCTTTCTAGATGAGTTTGAAAGGGTTTCTTCTCAATATCAAGATGCGCTTAAAGCCTTCATTGAACAATATCACAAAAATGTTAGATTTATTCTAACTACAAATCATTTGAATAAAATTTCTGATGGGATTAAATCTAGATTTACAATAATTGATTTTGACTGTAAAGATCACACTGAAGAGAAATTTTTAAAGCAAGAAATTTACAAAAGAATTACAAACCAGATTTCTAAGGAAGAAGAATTCTCTATATCTAAAGATGATCTTGTTACTCTGATAAATAAAAAATTTCCCGACTTCAGAGGAATGTTTGTAGAACTTCAAAATCTAAAAGATACCGGAAATCTTAGTCTCGAAACATCAAATATTTCTAATAAATTAAAATTAGACCTATATAATTTTTTATATGATGAATCTGCAGACTTTGAAAAGATTTATCACTTTTTGATGTCAAATTTTGGTCAAGATAAAATTGATATTTTATTTAAACTTCTAGGAAAAAATTTTATTGATTGGTCTATATCTGAAAAGAGAGAAAATATTGATAAACTATTTGATCTTACTTATATAATTTCAGAAAATACTTCAAAGTTAGAGACAAATACAGATCCAATTATTCTAGGAATGACAGTCTTAGGTAAGTTTAGAAAAATACTAATAGGCAAATAGATTATAAAAATATATAGTCTATGGCTGAATTAGACTTTAAAGACCATTATATTGGATATCCAGGTCACCCTAAATTTCAACTTAATAAAATTATTGAGGATGATGCACTAAGGGTTATTGTTCAAAAATATGAAATGATAATCTTTACAAATAAGGGTGAACTTTTGGGCGATCCCGACTTTGGATGTGACTTAATACTATTACTTCATCAAACCAAAATTTCTTCACAAGGAGTTAAGTCTACAATTCAAAAACAAATCAAAAAATACATACCAGAATTAGATCTGACAAATTACGGACTTGAAGTAAAAATATTCGAGGACCCAGAAAGATGGCAAGAAGTTATGCAAATTGATTTCAAAATTTCTGAATTAGAAGTCTCTGCATTTATTGTATAATCCATATTATGGATAGTAATAGTTAGCAATAGTCCATCCACCAGATGTAGAATTTGTACCAAACTGTAGTGTAGATGCAAAATCAGCGTTAAAATTAGGATTACCAACACTAAATCCTGCTAAGGTTGGTGTGGGACCAGTATAGTAGACACTAGAATTAAAAAGAGATGGTGTATACCAAGTGGCTACTAAGAATGTAGGTCTAAAGTTCGCACCTGATGTTCTTGATTGATAGTAAGCGTATCCGAAGTCTCCTAGAACATTATTAAATCCATCAGCTACGGTAGCATAATTAGTACCATATATTACTGAGTCAGAAAGACCAATTATATTAATTCCCTGTTGTGAGAATGTAAATATTTGGAACTGTCCAGGTATAGGATCGGTAGGATTTACCAGTGCCCCAATTGCAACTTGCCTGTAATAAAGTATTCGATAACTTACTGTTAGATTCGCAGAAGTTGAGAATGTTACACCGTAATTCGTTCCTGATGCCAATTTCGAAACTACATTATATGCAAAAGATGGATCTTCAACTGGAACATATGACTGGTTATTTGCAGTATTCGGATTATCTACCCAGTATGCTTTACCACCGCTAGTAACATTAGCTCTTACTCTCACAGTGACAGACTGTGCTGGAGCGAGTGAACCATTCCAATACATATCAAGTCCTGTTACATATGCACTTCCCTGAGTACTCACAACATAAGGATTATTCAAGAATGCAAAATCACCACTAAATTCAATTTTGAACTGATTTACAGTAAATGATGAATTGTTAGTGATCGTATAAGGGAACTCGTGTTGTATACTTGGATAAACAACATTTCCAGAAAGATCAGAGTAAGGTCGATTTGTTGGATTACCAGACAAGTCTGACGAAACAACAGCAAATGCTCCAGCAGACATCGATAAATCTGGTACTGTTGAAATATCTGCGTAAACTACTGGTGTAGTAGCATCTCTATATTGCTTTGTTGTCAAGTTTGCAAATGCTTCTATTTCTTGAATATCCAGTATACCCTTTATCTCAAAATTCTTTCTGTCTCTATAAGTAAGTCCATAACCATTATCAGAGGTTACTTCAATTACTAAATAAGGTGTGATATTAGAATCTACTGTAAAGTTAAACGGCATCAAATTTCTTAATCCGTTAACACCACTTAAATCCCTATATTCTGTTATCTTTTCAACTGGAACTAGATCAATTAACTTCCATTCAGTAATATTTAACCAGTTACTACCAACTCCCTCGTCTAAAACTGGAGATATAGTTGAAAATGTAGCACCAGCTTGTCCAGTCCAAATGTAAATTAGTCTATCGTAAGAAACAACATCGGTCAATTTGTATGCAGTATTAACTTGCCAAACTTCAGCGTTTTCGAATTTTCTTGGATTATTAGTTCTATTGTTACTTACGACCGACTCATATAACTTATCATAATAAACAACTCTTTCACCGATTTGATAGGTTCTAAATGCATACCACTCTCTATAGATTTCATACGTCTTAATATCAATTGTAAAATATTGAGGAAGAAGAGTCTTCGATACTTGCTCATTTATGTAAAAGTCTAAAACACAATTATATACAGTTGATCCACTATTTACTGGTAGCAAATAAGCCTCGTTTAGATCAAATAGAATTGGTGTGTAATTCTCATTTATTCTGAAAATTTGAGCGTCTCTAGTCAAATGTACTAAGGTTGTGCCACCGACAAAATCAGCTCTTCCAGTTATATCAAGTATTTTATGTGTAATTGGTATTATATTCTTCTGAAGCCAATATTTCAATCCTTGTAATTTTTTCTGAACTTCTTCCAAGGTATAGTAAAGAACATTATTACCCTCTTTATCAGTAATTCTGAAAGTTAAATTAAATAAATTTGTATCTTCAAATTTAGGATTTGGAAAAGTATGCTTAATAAAATCATTGTCTTTCCACCCCTCAACAGTATTATCAAAGATATCAGGTATTTCAACTTTGAAAAGTTTACCAAAATTTTCAGACTCATCATCTATATTTCTATAATATTCGTAAAGTTCTAAATCATTATATCCAAAGTAATTTATTGCATTTATAATTGATTTATAGGCTCCGATGTAAGGGTAAATTAAGTGTTTTACCAAAAGCATTTCTTTTCTTTTAGCATTCAAATAATTCCAATCAATTCCCTCTTCTTTTATATCATATTCTTTGAAAATATAAACATCGTCAGATGATACTAATTTACCAACATTATTCAATTCAGTGTGATACCTAACATCCTCTATTTCGGTTTGACCCAATATATTGAATCTACCAATTTCTCTGTCCCAAACTTTGAATCTTACTGATAGGTAGGTTGTATTTCCCGTTTTTGGGTAGTTACTAATCACTGTTTTTTCAGTCTGAAATCTATCAACTGATTTAAAGAAGTCGACTATCAATTCTCTTGTATAAACTTCTCTAATCTTTACTAAATAACCACTGTTAATAGAAACATATTGACGTTTACTATTAGTGACATCTTTAATAAATATCGCCAAATGTTGTCCCCTTTTGAATCCTCTTGTGACTCCTGAGGAGTTCGAAGTAAAAAATGAGGTTGAGTTGGTATCAAGTGATATTTTACCATAAACATCTCCACTTATTCGATCAACGATTGTCTCGATAGTGATTATATCATAATTTGAATTTGTAGTAGTTATGGTAAAGTCAATATCTTCTCTTTTATACAGTTGTAAAATACTTCTTAGACCTCCCTCGTTTTTAGAATTATATCCAATAAAAAGTTGAATAGGTTCTGGTACAACACTTATATCTTCATTATCATCAACATATTCCAGATCGTGTTCTATTGAGTCGAAAATTGTCTGCTGAACAGAAGGGTCACTAATTTTCTTAATATCTCTATTAGCTGATTTATTTAAAACAGGATTTGGTAAAGGTTTTTCACCAGTATATGCAAGAACACCAGTCGTTGGTAACTGAGTTCCTGAGAAATCATAGAGAAAGAATTCGGGAACGTTGTCAGAAAACCATCTCCAATATAAACTAACAATAGGTTCGTCATTAAAGTTTTCTCTTGGTCTTCTTATGTATTCTCTAACGCTCAACCATAAATAATCACGGTCTTTGTAATCAGGACTAAGTGTTCCGTAAAATGTATCGTTAGATGGCGTAGCAACTGTTGTCTCAAGTTCAAAGTATGAACTCAAAACAACTTGAATCTCAATTACAAGATTTGTATCAGGCTGAATTGACCAAATACTTCTTCTATCCGGATTATAAATTAATTTTGTGACAGCACCACCAGGATATGATTGAACATTTTTAGTTTGACCATTTGTAGCATCTATCGTAAGTATTTGTGAAGTTCCACCTATATAAATATCACCATCATATTGATTTAAGGCCTGGTATCCATAATCAGAAGGTGATACACTGAATTCAATTGTAGCGTCACTAAGTAAAAGTGAATTATAACCTAAATTCGACGATGAATTAATCGTACTAGTCAAATTATTAAAAAGTAAACTGTTGAATGTTCCGGTGGAAATTAGCGGTATACTTGTTGCGGTATTATTATCGACTTTATATAAATTAGTGCCTTCATAAAAAGTATAGACTGCTTCGTTTTCTGGATCATAGGCAATTGGATTATCATTACCATATATGAAGTACTGATTAGAAATTGTCCTAGTTGTACCATCTATTCTAAGTAAACCAACAGCATTTGTATTAACATACATATCTTCTTCAAAGTCATTAAAGACCATGCCTAAAGTAGCGAAAGGAGTAGTAATAACTGTTAATGAGTCATTAATATCATAAACATAAAGCTGTGAAGCCGCATTAAATGATACATAAATATCCCCGTTCTTTTTGTTAAGTTGTATAGAATACGCCGTCGAAGCAAAAGAGAAAGAAGCGACCACCTGATGAATAAATGGATCAATTTTATAAAGAGCATTTTCACTCAGAGCATAAATGTAACTTGAAACATTGTTATAACATAGTTCTCTACTTGCTGTTAAACCAGATATATCAATATCAGAAATAACATTTGCAAGAGTAGAATCAAAAACTCTTAAAGAGTCACCAAGTACATAAATACAATTAGCTGGTTCTACATATGATATATCAACCATATTTGCCACACCTTCAAAAGTATTAGAGTTATATGTATTTGAGAAGATATACTCTATACTGAATGATGTGTTGTAAGCCTGTTCATCATACATACCTCTAAGTAAACTTGGTGAGAAAGATGGTGGGCAACCAGTTTGACCCCATCCGATTGTAAATGCTACAGTCGTAAATGGTGCCGATGAACAAAGAGAATCGGTCAATCCCCAGAAAGGACCTTCGTAGCTTAAATTTATAGTATCTGGATTCAAATATAAAGAGTTATATTCTATATTTTGTAGTGGGTAAAACGTCTTATTAATTCCAATAACCTGACCAGTAGCAAAACCAACTTCTTCTAGTGATTCGCCACTAGCTGTTCCAAGTAATATTTCATTTGATGTAATTAATGCACCTAAATTACCAGTTGCCCTCTCAATTATTCTATAATTCTGTATTCCAGGAAGTGAAGACTTTCCAACATTTATATCTAAACTAACTCGTTGACTTTGTTTTTTTACATTAAACTTTAATGAACTGGCAGCGTTAGAAACATAGATTCCAAAATCATTAACGGTTTCAGACCAGTTTTCAACCCAATTTTCAAGAGTCTGAGCAATATCAGGTGTACTACCACTATAAACAACAAGTTCTTCATAAGTCCTTCCGTTTATCTTGATTGATAAATTTTTACCTAAATCAAAAAATGTCACTATGCTATGTTCTATGTAATAATCGGCAGTTGTACCAACTTGAACTGAGAATTCAATCGGAACGTTAGGAAAGTCAGTTTGTAAAGTTATAGTGTTATAATAAACTGACGCATATCCTACAGTAGTCAAACTAGGAAGTATACCTAAAGTGTTTAAACTTAAAAAATGTCTAGTTAACCAATCTATGTCTGTGAAAACTATATTATAGTTCCAATTTTCTGAATAATTATAATTAAATTCTTTTGTAAGTCTCTCTTCTACTTGAATACATCTTTCGTAAACAGATTTTAGACCACCCACACTATAAGTAGGACCAATTTCTGTATGGTAGAAATTTACTACTGCATAGTTAGTTGGATAAATTAAATCTGCTCTAAGTGCATAGTCTTTGTAATATAAATCAATATCAAGTATTTTCAGTTCTTGATTAAACTTTTCAACAGTTGATGCAAGTGTTACCTCAACTGACTGAGTAAAAGATTGACTGAAATATAAATGATCAGTTGTCAAATAAATCTCACCTCCGACTAATGATTCATTCACAATCGCACCGGACGAAGAAGAAGGTTCTATAGGTAAATAAGTAGCATTGCCCCAATATAATTCAGAAGTTGTGGTTCCAGTTGGTTGAACTGAGTAAGTAGCACCAGACCAAGTGTATGCTTGAATACACTGATATATTCTATTATCCCAAATTACTTGACTTCCTGTAGCATAATAAGTTAGAGTATTATTTCCTGTGAAAATAGGTATAGAAGTTACTTTATAGAAGTCTAAATTCAAACTTGAATTGGGAACTTTAAATTCCACACCCGGTTTTAATATTCTCGGAACTGGGTTATCAAAGTTTAAAACACTACCCGATGTTGAAAATGAAAGTCCAGCTTTGTAGACTCTCGGAAGGTCAGTTCTTGTAATAACTTCCATCCAGAGAGTAGTATTTTCTGGAATTGAAGAGCAGTTGTATTCAAAGTGTACTATATCCAAGATATTCGGATTTTCTATAGTTACAACTTCAACATCGTCATATTTTTTAGTTCTTCTATAGTTATCATTTTTCTCTGTATTGACTAAGTTTAACCTTCTATACTGATATAATCTATCATAAAATGATGGTTCGTTCCATAATGACAAAGTATCTCTTAGATCAGGAGTTATATAATTATAGATACCTATTATATCAACCCCCTCTACGTAAATATTATCGTAACTTGAAGTCAATCCATAAAGTCCACCATAATTTGTTTCGAATGTGTTATTGTCTAAAAGTGACAGTACACAAATTGCATCTTTTTTTGACCCAACAACTGCATATATCCTATTTGGATTTGTAAATTCAAAAATTGGACTGTTGAATTTAACAAAGGTTCCCTTCTTATACTTTGATTCTATGTTCTTTGAGTAAATCCATTTTGAATAGTAAGCAGACTCTTGATTGACAGGCTCTATTTTAGTAACCGATTGACTCGCAACTCCCGGATAGAAGTGAAATCCATACTCATTAAAAAGCTGAAATTTCTTGAGTGTAAGATAATCTACATTTTCATACTCAAAGGCATCAATTTTTTCAAAGAGATAAAGGGCTTGTGTCTTAAAAGTATCATCAGAGTTTTCAGGAAATAAAATATCACCTTCATATCTTCCAACTGATTGGTTATAATAAAAATTAAGTGGATTTCCTTCTTTATCAAAGAAAACTAAACTCTGCATTTACTGATTCGAATCTATTTTTAATATATATAAAAAGTCCTTTTCTTGACCGAAGTTTAATATATAAAATAAATTAGAATATATTTCGATGAAATATTTAAGAAAATACAACAATGAGGCTCTAGTTTCCGAACATCTTCAGTATCATATTGACAATAATATGTCTATTACTGAAAATATATTCAGATACGGATCAGACTCGTATTTTAAATTATTGAAAGAATCCAGAGTGTTATTCGATGGTGTTCTAATTGAGTTATCAGGTCATGACAAAGAGCTCTTCGAAAGTTCAGATATTGGTAGATTTGAAATGTTTGAAGGCGAGTTAGTACCATTAGATTTACCTCTAGAAGTTTTAGAAGAGGTTAATGAGGCTGAATATAAAGGAAGAGAGGTCGAATTGAACCATCCAACAAGGAGCTCAGGTCCAAAGAAGTATAAAGTATATGTTAAAAATCCAAAAACTGGAAATGTTAAAGTAGTTCATTTCGGCGATGTTTCAGGTGGATTAACAGCAAAAGTATCTGATCCAAAGGCCAGAAAATCATTTGCAGCTCGTCATCAATGTCATTTGAAAAAAGATAAAACTAAACCAGGTTACTGGGCATGTAGAGCTAATAGATATGGACATCTTTGGGGAGGTAAGACATATCCTGGTTACTGGTAGAAATTTAGAGATACATATAATATTCATAATATGAAATATATTACTAAATATAAATTATTCGAAAATTCAGATTCCGATGAAGTAAAGGAAGATTTAGAATTTATATTAATTGATCTTAAAGATATTCAAATTAATTACTCTATAATAGAAAGGAGTAAATTTTTAGATGAACCTCACGAGGATTGGTTTAGGAACACAAGGGTAGAAAGTGGATTTAAAGACTATGTTAATGTCAGTGTGTCTACAAACAAAAATCATATTGAGGAAATTGTCAATATAGTGAAAGAGTGTATTGGTTACATGACCAACCTGGGTTGGAAGTATCACACAACGATTGATAGAGGAGTTAGAATAATTGACTTAGATTTAGATGAGTTAATATCTTTATATAATACAGATATTTCAGAATACCTAGGAGAAATTCACATACACTTTTGGAAAATATGATGTTACCATTCAAAGAACAAAAAATATCTGATAATAATTATATCAGAACATTCTATCAAGATGTTGATTCTGGAGATTTATACTGGCATCGTGATTTTGAAGATAGAATAATTGAATCTATTGAGAAAACTGATTGGAAATTTCAACTAGATGATAAATTACCAATTAATATAGAAGGTGAAATATTTATACCTAAAGGAGTTTATCACAGATTAATAAAGGGTACTGGTGATTTGATGATTAGACTACAAAAGTTAGATTAGTCGTTTTTAACTTTATAGTTCTCATTGTATATTTTTATAACTTCAGAAAACTCAGAAATTATACCACTTTTAAAGTTCTCATTGTCATACTTTTGATTTTCAATATAACTTTTTATAAAATCCTCGTATTCTAACTGAATTGATATTTTAAGTTCTTCTTCTGTAAGTTCTTTATCTTTCTTTTCTTTTTCACCTTTTACAATATCATCTAAGTATTCAACAGATGAGAAATTGCCTACCTCTAAAAGAGTTTCTAACTTTCTTCTAATTTTTCTATTACTAATGAGTAAGTTATTAGATATAACTAGGTCTATATAGTCCTTTGAATTTTTAAGAGAGTCAATTGCATCAATATCATCTTCAGTAACAACATGTACTTCTCCACTAACTAAATCAAGTACTGTAATTCCTTTTTGATCTCCCATATCGTTTCGGTCCATTTGATAGGGTGACCCTATAAATGTGAAGTTTTTATGAGTTTGTCTGATGTGGATGTGTCCCGAGAATACGTGTTTAAATCTATTAAATTCATCTACATCTATCTTATCTGCGTTTCTATGTGCAACAGAGTTTAAATGCATTCTACACCCATTTAAATCACTATGACAGAACAAATAATCTCCTGAATTAGATTGAATCTCTTTTATCATATCTAATCTTTTTTCAACCCACGGCATTAAGACTAATTTACTTCCAAAAACTTCTACACTGGTAGTCTCGGTATAGACTGTAATATTGTCAACAAAATTAAATAGTCTAACTGAATTGACATCATTAGTGCCTTTATTCCAAAGATCATGATTTCCAACAATTAAATGTACTGGTAATATTTTAGAAATCTCAGTTAATATTTTCTCAGCCTTATAAGAAGCAATAATTGGAATAGATGTACGGTTATCATATAGATCGCCACAATGAACGAGTATATCTCCCTCTTTAGCATTTTCTTTTAGATATGGAATAAAAAAATTATAGAAATAGTCTTCCATCATATTTAACCATTTATCTAAATTGTTTAGATAAACTCCGAAATGCCAATCAGTTGTTATAAATACCTTCATCTAAAATATTATATTTTAATTTTATATGAAGAATTCTTAGTTATGTTCAATAAAAAAACCGACACAAAGTATCGGTTTTTTATTAAATATTTCTGAAATTTTATTAATATCCAGCAACAAATGGAGGTGCAATTGTAAATGTACCATCGATATATTCATCAACCCAGTAGTCACAAACAAAGTTTGCGGTTACGTTTGCTAAGATACCTTGTCCTTCATAAGTAAGTGAAGGTGATGATACCGCCTTTAATTGACAGTTTTGGAAAGTTACTCTTCTAAGTACCAATCCTTTTTTATCGTGTTGGTTAACGATAAGTGTACCAACAGTATCTGCCTTATAATGCAAATAACCGTTTTGTGAATTCCAAGCCAAATCGTACCAAGCTCTAAGTGCAGCCCAAGTTTCCATAGAACCGTTATTGTTTACGTTAACGTTAAAAGAAACTGCTAGGTCTTCGATGTGTGTTTCACTTGGACCAGCATTGATGAACGCACGAGTTGAGTACTTCCATCTTTGGTTAGAAACACCAAGAGTTTTGTTGGTTGTATTCAAATCAATTGATAAAGCTTGTTGTAGAAACAAAATTGGGTCTCTACCTTGAGCTTGAAGAATCGTAGGTAACACGAATGTAACCTCGAACAAGTTTAAATATACTGGTTCTTGTGGGTTGGTACCCGGACCACCAGGAGCTCCAGCTACTTGTAACTGGGTAAAATGTGGAAGCGGCATAATTAATTTTTTTATTTTTTGTTTAATCGCTTTGGCAACTATGAATTATATATTTTATCTATAATTACCTCTATCTAATTACATGATTATATATTGATATAAAAAAGTGACTTTTTTCCGATTTTTGGATATAAATTATGTTTTTTTTGAAAAAAACAAACCCAGAGAAACATAATATAAGTATATATACCTAAAAAATAATAAAATCAAATGTCAACTAATAAAGAAATGTCAGAAGAAGATTTTTTGAAAAAACATCTTGAAGAAAGAGAAAAGAAATCCACTGACTTTAATCCAGCTAAAAACATGGCTGAACAAATTGTTGTTCAAAATGTTGATAATACTAAAGTTTCTGACCTTCAGTACTTTCATTTTGACATCAAAGATTTACCTTGTGGCAAATTCTACCCAGCAGGAACATCCTTAATGATAAGACCAGCTATGGTAAAGGAAATTCAATCATATTCAATGGTAGATGATAATAACTTCTATGATATCGTTGAAAAAATGAATGATATGCTACAATCATGTGTTAGAGTTAAATATTCAAACGGAAATATTGGTAGCTACTTAGATGTTAAAGATCAAGACAGACTTTATCTTGTTTTTACTATTAGAGAATTAACTTTTCAAAAAGGTAACACTCTTGCGGTAACAGTACCACACGGCGCAGGTGATGCTCAAATCGATCTTATAAGAGATAACTTTAAATTCCATGAAATCGATGAAAAACTTGAGAAGTTTTTTAATAAATCTAAAAACTGTTATGTTTTCAAAACGATTAATGGAAAAGAGTTCGAATTAACTCCTCCAAACATTGGTATACAAAAAGCCTTCACTGACTATATTATCAAAGAAAATAATGAGAATAGAACTCCCAATCTCGCATTTCTTAAAATTATACCTTTCATGCTTGAAGGTAGAAATTCAATAACTTACGAAGGTATAAAGGCTAAGTTAAAAGACTTCGAAGAAATGGATGATATCTCCTTCCAATTCTTAAACGCAGCAGTTGGTAAAATGACTTTTGGTATCAAAGAACTAGTTAAGAATATCAACGGAGAGGAGGTCCGTGCTGAAATGCAATTTCCCAACGGAGCGTCAGGTATTTTCGTTGTTCATGATGCCTTTGAGGCCTTTATTGAAAAATAAACTTCTTCTTCAAAAGCACTTTCATGTTAACGAATTTTCAATTGATAATTGGCCATTCTGGATGTTAGAAGAAAATATACAAATTGTCAATGAATTAAATGAAGAAGAAGAAAAGCAAAGAAAGCAAGATGAAGATTCACAACAAAAAGGAATGCCAAACTTCAATCCTAATCAGATAATGAGTGGTATGAATAATCTAGGTAGTGGATTCAAACCATAAATAAAATCCCAGAATATTCTGGGATTTTTTATTTTGTCAATATCCATTTTTTATTACCAGCATTATAAACTCTATAAAATCCCCATTCCTCCATAATTTGTTGCTCGGTCTTATCCATATCACCACCAATTTTTTTCAATCTTGATTTTCTCCAATTAAAACGATTTTCTCTTTTTTGATCAATTACATACCAATAACTCGGTGATGATGTGTGTTGATATGAAAATCCTAATTTATCATACATATTACCGTCTGAAATCATATTATCAGAATAGGTTTCAATAGACAATGGATCATACTTTTTTAAAAAGTAACTTAACAACCTAGAAGAACCACCAACAACAGTAGTAAAAATTTTATTACAAAATCTAGTTAATTCATAGACTCCTTCTCTGTGTCTACCTCCTAATGGTAGTCTTAATTTTGAAAATGTCATTAGAGATACCAAAATTCCTTGATAAAATAAACCAATTCTAATAGAAGATTTACAATCACCTTGAAAGTGATTTTCGTTTAAAAAGGCCTTTGAGGAACTATAATCTATTTCTATAATCTCACATTTTCTTGCTGGAATTTTTGTTGATTTATTAAGCTTATTAAGAATAAATGATTTGCAAATCTCTCGTTTGATAGTCCAATCATCTTCCCATATAGTTAAAAGTTTTATATTATTAGAACTTGCAACCTCTCTTTTAACCAAGTGATAGTTCTCATTTTTATATTTAGATGAGTGCCACCATAATCCATTGAATTCGAATCCAATGTTTAGTGATGGAAGAAATATATCTATCTCGTAAGGTTTTATCGAAGATCTATCATCAACTAGTATCTCACCGGCGTAATTTTCTTTGATAAAATTATAAACCTCGATCTGTGATATTGAAGAATTTTCAGAAATAGGAAAGCAGTTAGTACAAATACTAAGACCAGAATTAATTCTATAATAGAATTGGTATGTTAATATTTTAAAATTCCGATCACACTTACAACATTTAAATAGTAGATGTGTAGATATCGATTTTTCAAAACCTAAAAAAACAAACTCATTAGTGTTTATTTTACTATTTATTCTAACAACATAATCATCATAGAAATGAGAAATCGTTTTTGAGTGAATCTCTTTATTTCTCCATGGATGTTCAACTCCATATCTCTTTAATGATGTTAATTTAAAAGTATCTTTAAATGAACTTGATTTAAAAGATTCAATTCTTTTTTGCAATAACTCACTAGAATTACTTGGATTTTCAACTCCCCAATTTTTGATTAAAGTTTGCATTGATTTATCTTGAATTGATTTTAAATTCATAGGTGAATTATGACCATATTTCTCTTGATTAGTTTTTATGATTTTATCTTTTATCTCTTGTGACTGAGCAGGAGATTTTGTACCCCATTTAGATATTGATTTCTCTTCTTTGATCTTCTTTATATTTGGGTCGTCCGAAACACACTTCTTCGAGCAATATTTCAAGTACCCAATCGTTGAATTTTTAAATTTAACTCTATTATTACAATTTGAATTTTTACAAGCTGGTATTGACTTCAATTCATTTAAAACGAGATAAACTTTTTCCTTAAAACTAATATCTACTATTTTATTGATATCACAATATGAAACAATAAAATTATATTCTTCTGGAAAATTTTTATATAAAAAAGATTCTTTGTACAGTTTTCCCGATGGATCCGGGTTTCTAAAAATATCTAAATTCATAAACATATAAGTTTAACATATATATTAAATACACCTATTTTGTTTAAATAAAAAACCCAGATATTCCTATCTGGGTTTTAATTATGTTTATTCAGAATTATGAATTTATAAATCCACCTGCTGATATAGCTCCTGTTCTCAAGATAGTGATATTATTAACGATAATACCCATACCCTTAATAGGTTCTACATATGTATCAAGAACACCGATAGAGTTCTCTATGATTTCAAGAGTGTTATTTTCCTCGTCAATCTTGTTGAAGTAGTTGAATAAAC